TGCGGGAATGATTGATTTGGACCTCGACCCAATTCATTACGAAACTGCTTTAGACAGAGCGTTAACTCGCTTTAGACAACGCAGTCCAAATGCTGTAGAAGAAAGTTACAGCTTTTTAGAACTGGTACAAGATCAAAATGATTACAGATTACCTGATGAAATTATAGAAGTACAAAGCGTATTTAGACGTGCTATTGGGTCACGGTCTGGTATGGGTGCAGGCGGTACATTATTTGAACCATTTAACTTAGCATACACTAACACATACTTAATGAGTGGAAGTATGATGGGCGGACTTGCAACTTACGAATTATTTGCAGGATATCAAAAATTAGTTGGTAAAATGTTTGGTAGTTATATTGAATTCAAATGGAAACCACAAAGCCATATCTTAACAATCTTACAACGACCATTTGCACAAGGTGAACAGATTTTAATTAAGTCACACAATTATCGTCCTGACTTTGTATTACTAACTGACATCTATGCTAAACAATGGTTGCGTGATTACACACTTGCTACATGTAAAATTATGCTAGGAGAAGCACGTAGTTTGTTTTCAACTATTGCAGGCCCAGGCGGCGGCATTACGTTAAATGGTAATGATATGAAATCTGCAGGTAAAGAAGAGCTTATTGCGCTTGACAAAGAACTTGAAACATATATATCCGGCGGATCAGGTTATACTTTTGTGATTGGCTGATTTGACATTCTTCTAAAATTAGTGTATAATACCATTTTAGGAGAATAATATGATAATCGGTATTGTGGGAAATATAAGCGAAGGTAAGGATACTATTGCAGATTACTTAGTTAATCAACATAACTTTAAACGTGAAAGTTTTGCAGGAACATTAAAAGATGCAGTAGCTGCGGTGTTTGGATGGGATAGAACATTGTTAGAAGGTCAAACTACCGACTCACGAGAATGGCGTGAACAAGTTGATCAATGGTGGGCAGATAAATTAAATATTCCAAACTTAACCCCTCGGTATGTATTGCAGCAATGGGGTACAGAAGTATGCAGAAGAAGTTTTCATGACGATATTTGGATTGCTAGTTTAGAAAATAAGTTAAGAAATATAGACACTAACGTTGTTATTAGCGATTGTAGATTTCCAAATGAATTTGCAACTATAAAACGGTTAGATGGAAAAATTGTTCGTGTAAAACGATATCCAGACCCAGATTGGCATACCTATGCACAAGGTGCATTTGCAGGTAATATTGATGACATCTTAATGTTAAAAGAGTTTGGAATACACGAAAGTGAATGGGCATGGTACGGGTTAACTGTAGACTACACGATAGACAACAACAGCACACTTGATGCATTATACGCAAAAATAACGGAAATAATTAAGATATAACGCCATAAAATTACATTTTCCTATAAATACAGTTAGAACTTGTATATATGGAGATTATAATATGGCTCAAACACTCAGTTCACCAGGGGTAAGCGTTTCAATCACCGATGAAAGTGCATACACTGCCGCACCTGCTGGTACAATCCCTTTAATTTTTGTTGCCTCTGCTTCAAATAAATTAACAGATGCTGGAACAGGAATTGCTCCAGGAACCTTAGCAGAAAATGACGGTAAAGTATATCTACTTACTGGTCAAAAAGATTTATTAGACACATTTGGTACACCAGTTTTTAAAACTGATTCAAATAATAATGCACAACATGCTCACGAACAAAATGAGTATGGATTACAAGCTGCTTACAGTTATTTAGGTGTAGCAAACCGCGCGTATGTAGCTCGTGCAAGTATTGACATGTCACAATTAGTTGGCACAACTGTTATTCCAGCAGGAATTCCAGAAGACGGTACATTTTGGTTAGACACTAGCAGTTCAAAATGGGGTATTTTTGAATGGGATAGTCGTCCATCATCAGGTACTGGATCAGCACTAACTGGACAAACTTTTGTTAACAAAATTCCAACTGTAATTACAGAATCTACTGATGTAGACGGATCTACTCCAAAATCAAGTGTTGGAGCTCCGGGATCTTATGCAATTGTTGCAGTAACTAGTCTTATGAAATTATGGTATAAAAGACCAGGCATTGGTATCACTATTCCTCCGGTATGGGTTGAAGTCGGTACTGCAGAATGGGCTGCTAGTTTTCCAGCTGTTTCTAGTACTGCAGTAGTAGATGATACAGATATTTCTATTGCTGACGAACTTGTTATTACTGCAGGCGATTTATTACCACAAACAACTACTAACAAAACAACATTAGCTGCAATTGTAGATGACATTAATAATAACGTTGTACTTAACGGTGTAGTTTCTGCTCGTGCAGTTAACAGCAAATTATACTTGTATTCAACCGGTGTTAACATTAGTTTAGATGGAACTAACTCTACTGCATTTGCTAGTTTGAATTTAAGAAATGACAACACAGGAACACCTGCTGCGTCAGTATTTTATGCACCAGCATTATCTATTGCACCACATACTGCAGTTCCGGATTTTAAAATTAAAACAAATAATAGACCGTCTGGATCAGTTTGGATTAAAACAACTCCAATTAATAAAGGTACTGATCTAATGATCAGTGTTTATAAACAGGCAGCTAAATCATGGATTCCAAAAACTGTTTCAGTATATCCAAATAACGCTAGCGCATTAAACGGGTTAGATTCGTCAGGCGGCGGGTTAAACATTGTTGGTAATACAGTTTATGCTAAAACTAATGATGCAGAACTTACACCAACTTCTGCATCATTTAAGTTGTATCGTAGAAGTAATACAACCGCTACTATAATCGAATCTGTTGAAATTAAAAGAACGACATTTGCTCCAAGCAACAGTGCAACTTTTAGATTAAGTGAAAGTGTTCCTGGATCTAATTCGTTAATTACAAGAACCGTAGTAATTGGTACTATTGCGTCGGATGCAACGGTTCAAACTATTATTGATGCAATTCTTTTTGGAATTAACAATGTTAGTCAAGGTGCAACAACTAATGTTACTGCATATCAAGTAGGAAGTAAAATTGCTATTAAACATGCAACAGGTGGTGAAATTGAATTTGCACAAACAGGTACAACACCTAATAACATTGTTACTAAGTTGTTTGGTAATCCATCTACACCGTCTGGGTTGGCAAATTCGTCATTAAACTTCTATGCTCATCCAGGTGGCAACACTACAATTACTATAGGTGGTACACCTACCGTTCATAATAGATTTGTTGCTACACTCTGGACCGAATATACATCAGATAGATTATCATCATTTGCTCATTTAACTCCTAAAGAACCAGTTAGTGGCCCATCAGAAGGACAATTGTGGTTTGATTCTAAAGTTGAAGACGTTGATCTTATGTTCTTAGATATTGTTGATGGAACACCTACATGGGTGGCATTTAACAATTACAACTCAGGAGGTATATTAAAAAATCCAAAAGGACCATTTGTTTCTGCAACAAAACCAAAATTACAATCAGATGGTGGTGCATTAGCCGAAGGTGATATTTGGGTTGACATGTCAGATTTAAACAACTATCCAAAAATTTACAGATATATTGATTTTGATAAACAATGGGAATTAATGGATACTACTGATCATACTACTGAAAATGGTATTATTTTTGCTGATGCAAGATGGAGTACTAATGGCGGACCTGACATGGGTTTATTATCAGATATGTTAGGTGGTTTTTCAGAAGGCGGTGATTTAACATTTGCACAAGCACAGGCATTAAACGATGCTGCTAACTTTGTAGATTTTGATGCACCAAATCCTGCATTATATGCAAAAGGTATGCTGTTATGGAATTTACGTAGAAGTGGTAATAACGTTAAAAAATATCGTAAAACATATATTAATCCATTACACCGTAACACACGCCGTAATGACGAAGTAATGAATGAAACTAATGGTTATACTACAACTTCTCGTTGGGTAACTGAATCAGGAAACCAAAGCAACGGTATTGGTTCATTTGGTTATAAAGCACAACGTAAGGTTGTTATTCAGTCATTACAAGCATTGGTTAACACTAATTTTCAAGTTCGTGATACAGAACAACGTGTATTTAATTTACTTGCTGCTCCTGGGTATCCTGAGTTAGTTGGAGAATTAAGAGTGTTAAACTCAGATCGTGGCCTTACTGCATTTATTATTGCTGATAGTCCTGCTCGTTTAGCACCTAACGCAACTGATATTAGCAACTGGGGACATAATGCTAAGTTAGCAACAGAAGATAACGATGACGGTTTAGTTAGTGCTGATCCATATGTAGCGTTTTTCTATCCCTGGGGTATGGCAAGCGACAACAAAGGATTAAATGTTGTACTTCCTCCATCGCATATGATGTTAACAACAATTGCATTAAACGATCAAAAATCTTATCCGTGGTTTGCGCCAGCTGGAACTAGCAGAGGTGCTATTACTAACATTAGTTCAACTGGTTATGTTACAAGCTCTGGTAAATATCAAACAATTGCATTAAACAACGGGTTGCGCGATACATTGGCCGATATTAAAGTTAATCCAATTACTTACCTTGATGGACAAGGGATTGTTAACTTTGGTCAATATACACGTTCGCCTAACGCATCATCTTTAGATCGTATTAACGTTGCTCGGTTGGTAGTATTTTTGCGTAGACAGCTTGAAAGAGCAACTAGATCATACTTATTTGAACCAAATGATCCAAGAACACGGTCTGAAGCTAAAAAAGCAGTTGAAGCAATCTTTACTGATGTTATGTCTAAACGAGGAATTATGGATTTCGCAGTCCAATGTGACGGACAAAATAATACGCCAGATAGAATTGATCGTAGTGAACTATGGATTGATGTTGCAATTCAACCAATGAAGGCAGTAGAATTTATTTATATTCCGTTGCGTTTGAGAAATACCGGCGAATCATTAAAATAAGGAGAAAACAATGGCAGAGACAGACACACCACCAGGCATTACATCGTTAACTAATTTTTCAGTTCCGATAGATAAGGACACTACAAATGAGGCAATGTTAATGCCTAAATTGAAATATCGCTTTAGAGTGTTATTTTCAAATTTTGGTCTTACTGATGGAGATACAGGATTACAATTAACTAAACAAATTGTTGAAGCAAATCGTCCAACAGTTAAATTTGCTGATCAAAAAATTGATGTATATAACAGTACAATTCATTATGCAGGCAAAGCTAATTGGGATCCAATTTCAATTAAATTACGTGACGATTCAACAGGTGTAGTTAACAAACTTGTTGGTCAACAAAACCAAAAACAATTTGATTTCTATGAACAAAGTTCAGCTGCAGCAGCAGGCGATTATAAGTTTAATATGACAATTCAAATGTTAGATGGCGGAAACGCAGGAACATTCTCTATTACAGACGGTTCTCCAAACATTTTAGAAACATGGGAATGTGTTGGATGTTATATTATATCGTCTACATTTGGACAATTACAATATTCAGATCAAGGTACTGGTATGACAATCGATTTATCAATTCAACCTGACAACTGTATTCAAACAGTCGGCGGTGGCATTGGAAGTACAGAATCCGGTGCTTCTAGAATTAGTTATGCTTCTGATTCAGACGGTGGAACAGCAACTATTAAAAGTACTACAGAGTAGTTACTACTACAGAGTAGTTCAATTAAAAAAAGCCCGTTTTATACGGGCTTTTTTTTGACTGCTGTATAAAACTCTCCACTTTATTAAAAAGATAAATATATGTATGTCATTTACACCTACTTCAGAATTACAATCAGATCCAATAACTATCCTCAGATGCCGGCAACATGCGTCTAGGATTTTTGCTGACGATCAATTTAGATTATTACCAAAAACTAAATTTTTATTTCATGTGTCCTTTAATATCGATTGGGATGTAGTTAACCCAGTTCCGAAATCAGACCCAATTAAAGGATTAGTAGAAACACTTCAAGATGAAATTAATTTATTAGTTAAAGGCGTTAATTTACCTTCATATTCAGTACAACACGAAGTACTAAATCAGTATAATAGAAAAAAAGTAGTTCAATATCAACATAAGTATAATGATATTGATATTGCATTCCACGATGACAACATGGGTCTTGTAAATCAAATGTGGCAATTATATTACAAATATTATTACGCTGATCCTACAGTTTCTGTTAAAGATTCTGCATATATAAAAAATGCAACATTAAACTCAAGTTATATTACGTCACCGTATGGGTACAATGGTCGTAAGAAACCATTTTTTAAAGATATTATGATTTTTCAAATGTCAAGAAAAGAATTTGTAAGTTATAAATTAATCAACCCGGTAATTACATCATGGACAGGTGGGAAATTAGGTTATCACGAAACCGCATCTCACGAATTTGATATGAAAATAGCATACGAAGCAGTGTCGTTTAATACCGGATGGGTTAATCATATCGATGATGGTAACAAATCCGAGATGGATAATTTCGGTGCATTATCTCCACTATACGATCTTACACTCTCGCCGTTATCAAACATAGATCCAAATAAAGATATAAACAGTATACCAGAAGGGTCGCATTCATTTGCAAAAGCATGGTTTGGTTCTACCGATCCGTCAACACCAAGTAACCTTAATTCAACTGATGGTGATAAAATTACATCTAAATCTGCAGCTGGAAGTACTAAGCAACTAGCCTATAATTCGTTACTTGCATCACAACAGGCAGCTAGCGGTGTACAAGATATTTCGCTTCCGGTAGGACAATTTAATGCTAATTCATCCGCAGCAACGCAATCTAAAATGAAAACCACAACTGTTAGCACTGCTGATACTACTACTAATCCCCCTACATATACAGGTCGATAAAGGAAATTTATGAATTCAAATTTACCACAGACATCATCAAATGCAGCCGAAATTAAACAATTCTTTGACAAGTATTATGTTAATACAGTTACCTTTCCATCAAATGATATTGATGCAACGGTTGGATTTTTTCAGAGACGTGGCTTTGATTTATCAAGTGCAAGAACAGTTGCTATCGTACTATTAAATCAAGCTAAAGCTGATAATATACCAGTATTTGAATTATTAGATACCCTTAAAGTTGTGCCTACTATGCAGTTATCATCAGTTGTTGCACAAATTTTAAATGCATATAGAGAAAAAACAAGTTTAATTGGTTATCGAGTTAAGGGCACCAATAGCGCGTATGAAAAAAGAAATATATTAGTC